TATTTGTCGAGCAACATTCCTTACTTCAAATGCTGGGTACGGAAAGAGTTTACGAACGCGCATCAGAAATACCAAGGCGAGTATCTTCACGCCTTGGCGGTTGCTGTCACGACAATCCCTGACAGATCTCTCAGCTTTCAGGTCATCTTCACTGGGTGTGAGGCGGAGGACGAAAGTCAGCCAAACATCCACGGAGGTGCAATGTGGGCGCGGATGCCGATCACCGCTCTGGTGGGCGACATTCCTTTGGAGCAATGGCCTGAGCGGATGCAGACGCATCTTGTGCAGCCGTGGGATTGCAGCTCGTATAACCACAATGCGATGCGAATACAGATGGCCCACCCTTCTCCGTGGCTATGCAAAATAGACAATGAGTTCTATAAGGGTAGGTATCTGTTTACCGTTGACTACGCTGAGAGTGAAATTGCGGAGGACCCGTCTCAACACAAGCAAAGTCATGTGTTGATCTTGACCGACGCAGGAAAGTGGACAGGAAACATTGTGGCGTTGCCGAACAATCGAGTGCGCGTTACCAGCCCGGCCTATTGGGTGACTGGAGAAGGCGCACCTGATTTCAGGCCAAGTCAGTGGATCTCCTGTGCAGAGCAAGACGATTCGTACATGGACCCAGACGTGACGTTCAACAACTTGTACAGGGAGTAATCACATGGCTAAGGAATCAATGAAGTCCAAGATGATGTCGAGCGGTGGCGCTAAGGGCTACGCTGGCGGCGGCATGGCGATGGTCATGAAGGGCGGCAAGAAGGTCCCCTCTTTTGCAGCCGATGGCGTTGGCAAGATGGCTAAGGGCGGCATGATGAAGTCCAAGATGATGGCTGGCGGCGGCGCAGTTAAATCTAAGATGATGGCTGGCGGCGGCATGATGAAGCCAAAGGCTACCGCTAAAGGAAAGTAAGATATGGCCGTTTCGGGAACCAAGACGTTCGAACTCGATGTAGCGGACTACATCGAGGAGGCGTTTGAGCGATGCGGGATCGAGATCCGAACAGGATACGATCAGCGCACTGCTCGTCGCAGCTTGAACCTATTGCTTGCCGAGTGGTCAAACCGAGGCCTGAACCAGTGGACCATTGAGCGGGTGACGATCCCGATCAATGCTACCACTGCCAGCTACGTGCTCCCCTCTACCTTGATCGACTTCCTGACAGTCGTTGTCAGGATGCCGACAGGTGTCGGTACGGCGTCGCAGGTCGATCTGACGGTTGATCGCATCAGCCGGGACTACTACCTGAACATTCCGAACAAGCTGTCACAGGGCAGACCCGTTCAGTATGTGGTTGACCGTCAGATAACCCCGGTACTTTATCTCTGGCCCACGCCCGACCAGAACTACAACCTGATCGTGGACCGCCTCGTTCGTATGGATGACGCTGGAGCGGGTGCGAATACCCTTCAGGTTCCGTTCCGTTTCTACCCCTGCCTTGCGGCGGGACTTGCCTACTACATCGCCATGAAGAAAGCTCCGGATCGTGTTCAGTTGTTAAAGGCTGTGTACGAAGAGGAGTTTGATCGTGCGATGAGTGACGATCGTGACCGGGCGGCACTCTCGCTCACCCCCGTAAGAGATTACTACAGGGTGGTCTGACATGGCACGGTTTGCACAAGGATCGGCATCGGTTGCCATCTGTGACAGATGTGGCCTGCAATATCCGTATCTCACCTTGAGAAAGCAGTGGGACGGGTTTAAGAACTGCGTTCAATGCTACGATTCCAAGCATCCACAGCTAGAGCCAATCTATCCCCCTACTGAGCCGCAGGCGATCTATGAGCCTCGCCCGTCCCGAGTGGAGCCAATGGATGTGCCTGTTGGTCAGGAAATCTTCCCCTTTATTCTCAACAAGAGCCTTCAGGGGATCACGTCTGTCGGCACCGTAACAGTGGAGATTACCTGATATGGCGTGGACATACATCACTCTGGTGCAGGCCATTAAGGACTTCACCGAATATAACGAAACAAGTTTTGTTAATAACATCAACAGGTTTATAGAGAACTGTGAAGAAAGAATACTGTATTCGGTAGATCTTGATGTGTTTCGCAGAAACGTCACTGGTTCTGCATCTACTGGAAACCAGTTTGTTGCTGTTCCTTCGGACTTCAGAGCCCCGTTTGCTATGAACATTACTTCGGCGGGGTCGAAGATATTCTTGTTAAACAAGGATGTGGAGTATCTCCAAGAGTATAATCCTTCTGGGGCGACTGGGATTCCAAAGTATTACTCTATATTCGACGTGGACAACTTCATTCTGTCTCCTGTTCCGAATACAGATTTTTCGCTGGAGCTGCATTACTACTACAAGCCGCAGTCCATCGTCACGGCGGGCACGACTTGGATAGGGGATAATGCTGAACAAGCTCTTCTTTACGGAAGTTTGTTCGAGGCCTATACTTACATGAAGGGTGAGCCGGAGATCTTGAACCTTTATAACCAAAGGTTTGCCGAGGCTCTTACTCGCCTGAAGAACTACGGCGAAGGACGTGAGAACGTCGATGCCTACCGTGATGGGCTCATTCGGATAAAGGCGACCTGATGTTTGTTGAAGCGGGACGGGCAGGTGCTTTTAAGGTTGACGTTGAGGCCACGAGCAACGGCGGGCATCCCCCGGAGTTCTGGGCAAAGCGATGCTCCGAACGCCTATTAGCGGTGGCGGATTCGGCCCCGCCAGTTCTTCGGGAGCAGGCTCGGGCTTTCAAGGATCAGATGGAAGAGGTCGTTCTCTTTCATATGAAACGTGCTATACAGAGTGACAGATCCACCGTCGGCCATTTACTGACGGAAGCGGGACAACCAAAACTTGCTGAACTGATAAGGAGAGTCTGATGGCCTTCACCGGAAACTTTATGGCTACTAGCTTCAAGCAACAGATCCTTGAAGGCGTGCATGACTTTCGCACTTCTGGCGATACCTTCTACATCGCGCTTTATACAAACAGTGCATCCTTTACTGCCGCAACCACGGCGTATACGACTTCAAATGAGATTACCAACACGACAGGCTCCGCCTATGTGGCGGGCGGCGCTGTGTTGGGTAACGTCAACCCGTCTACTTCTGGCACGACGGCCCTGACAGACTTTGCGGATGAAACGTGGTCGTCGGCGTCCTTCACGGCTCGCGGGGCCATGATCTACAACTCGACCCCCAACCACACGTACACCAACCCATCGGTCGTGATCCTTGATTTCGGGTCAGACAAAACAGCCTCGGCGGGCGACTTCACCGTCGTCTTCCCGACGCCTGACGCCAGCAACGCAATCATTCGTATTGCGTGATGCCACATGGCTGACGCCACTGTAGCATTTGAAGGTTGGTCTCGCTCCGCTAGTTGGGGCGAGCTTCCCTTTGGCGAGGGCGCAGTAGCCATCGGGCTTGCTACGGGTGAGGTCGGAACATCCGCCGTAACAGGACAGGCTTCGGTCCCGGTCACGGGCGTTGCAGCAACAGCCTCAAGTGGGGCGGTTGATGTTAGCTTGGGGGCCTCGATCCCACTTACGGGTGTCGCAGCAACCGGGGACACCGGGGTTGTTGTTGTCAACCTCGGAGGCGCTGTCTCCGTATTTGGTTTGTCCGCCACAGGAGAAGTGGGGACTGCGGCAGCAACTGTTAACGTTACTGTGCCTGTCACAGGCTTGTCCGCTACGGGTGACGTTGGTTCGACAACCGTTACTGCTGCGGCCAACGTCTCCCCGGTAGGTGTCCAAGGGGCGGGTGAGGTTGGGACCGTTTCCACCTTCTTTGTCATATATGTTCCTGTCACAGGCGTGTCCGCCACGGGAGGGGTTGGGCAAACCACTGTTGTTGCCAATGCCAACGTCTCCGTTGCGGGGGTCGGCGCAACAGGCTATGTTGGGCAAACCCTTATTTGGGGGCAGATTATCCCAAATCAAAATCCCAACTGGATAGAGATAGCTGCTTAGGAGATTTGAATGTCTACGTACTCAACAAACCTAAAGATCGAGTTGATTGGTACGGGCGAGCAATCCGGGACTTGGGGCGCTACGACGAACACCAACCTTGGTTCTTTGATTGAGGAAGCCATTGCCGGTTATGTCACGCAGGCCGTGACAGACGGGGCAGCAACCGTTCTGACAATCCCCAACGGAACTTCTTCCAATGGCCGCAACTACGTCGTCGAGCTTACCGGCGCTTTGACAGCCGCCCGTACCGTTGAGGTTCCTGCGGTCGATAAGCCCTACATCTTCTTCAATGCCACGACAGGCGGTTTCGCCGTCACGGTTAAAGTCTCTGGTCAGACGGGCGTGACGATTGCCAACGGCAAGAAGGCCATCGTCTACGCCAACAGCACGGATGTTATCGAGGTAGCCAACGCTCCTGTCACGGAAGCTGGCACACAGACGTTATCCAACAAGACGCTCGTTGCTCCCGCCTTGGGTACGCCTGCTTCGGGCGTAATGACCAACGTGACAGGTCTTCCCCTTACCACGGGTGTGACGGGTACGCTACCTGTTGCAAATGGCGGAACTGGTGTTACGGCATCCACAGGTTCCGGCTCTACTGTTCTTTCAACCAGCCCGACGTTAGTCACGCCGTTGCTTGGAACGCCGACCAGTGGCGTGCTTTCGAATTGCACTGTTGACGGGACAGACTCAGTGGGTTTCCGCAACATCCCGCAGAACAGTCAAAGCACGGCATACACGTTGGTGCTGACAGACGCTGGTAAACACATCCTGCACCCCTCTGCGGATACCACGGCAAGGACCTTCACAATCCCGGCCAACAGTTCTGTGGCCTACCCCATCGGTACAGCCATTACGTTCATCAACCAGAACGGTGCTGGCGTAGTAACGATTGCTATTACAACGGACACGATGCGTTTATCGGCAGCGGGCACTACCGGCTCGCGGACTTTGGCGGCAAATGGTTCAGCGACCTGTATCAAGATCACATCTACCGAATGGCTTATCTCAGGGAGCGGGCTTACATGAGCGGCGCACTACAGGCTGTTTTTCAAAACCAGAGATCGTTTGGAGGCGTTATTGCCGCAACCGGCGGCACAATTACGACTGACGGTGACTTCAAAGTACACACGTTTACTAGCAATGGCACGTTTACCATCACCAGTAATCCCGCTGGCGAAAACACCAGTTTTCTTGTTGTGTCGGGGGGTGGTGGTGGCGGCAGCGTCTCCAGCGGATTCGGGATTGGTGGGGGAGGTGGCGCGGGTGGTGCGATCAGCTCATCCACCCTGCTCACGGTACAAGCATATACCATTACTGTGGGTGGGGGAGGTGGTATAGGATCTACCGGAACCGCCTCAAGTATCATAAGTGCGGCTTCAGTTACCGTCTCTGCACCGACTGGGGGCGGTTTTGGGGCGGGCGGTGCTTCGGGTGCTGGAGCTGCCGGGTCTGGGGGGTCCGGCGGCGGCGGCGCGGCTGGTCAAAACACGTTTACTGGTGGTGCCTCCGGCACCGGGGGGGAGGGAAATAGCGGCGGCAGTGGCGCCAGAGAGGCGTCGAAAGAAATTGGTGTTGCTGGCGGCGGCGGCGGCGGTAAGGGGGGATCAGGAAGCACAGGCTCTGCAAGTGCAGGTGGAAGTTCCACAGGCGGCAGCGGAGGGTCGGGCTCTAGTTTCTCAATATCGGGCTCTGCTGTCACCTACGCCGGAGGCGGTGGTGGTGGCGCGGTGAATAATGGCGGCGGGGCTTCCGCGGGCGGCTCCGGCGGCTCCGGCGGCGGCGGCAAGGGCCGTGGCGCTGTACCAGATTCTGCGGCAGTAGCGGGGACAGCAAATACAGGTGGTGGTGGTGGTGGTGGCAACGGAGCCGCTGGCGGCTCCGGCATTGTGATTTTCCGCTATAAGTTCCAATAGGATTGACGAATGGCTCACTTTGCAGAATTGGATGAGAGCAACCTTGTCGTTAGGGTCACAGTCGTCAGCAACGACGACTGCCTAGATCAGAACGGCGTTGAGAGCGAAGCTGTGGGCGTGGCCTTCTGTGAAAACCTACTAGGGGGCACATGGGTGCAGACCAGCTACAATTCCACGTTTCGTAAAAACTACGCTGGCATCGGCTTTACATACGACGTGCAGCGCAATGCGTTTATTCCCCCCAAGCCGCCGGGGGACGAGTGGGTATTGGACGAAGAAACATGCCTTTGGTTTGACCCCGAGATGCTTGAGGTAAATGCAACTATAGGAGTGTCTCGTGTCTGACTCGATCACAGACGTTAAGATCGTCGATGGCGTGTTTGTTAAGTTGCATCATTTTGTCCGGACAGGTGACACGCACCAAGGGCACGCGCACGTCTTTGACCACATTACGCTGCTCGCAGTCGGTTCAGTATTGATGAAGCACGATAACGGGGAGCAGAAGTTTACCGCACCTTATCTGATCGTGACGCCCAAAGGGATTACCCACCAATTTACAGCGTTAGAGCCTCACACTGTCTTCTGCTGCGTCCATGCGCTCCGAGACGAGGATGGGGTAATAATTCCCGCTGAAACTGACCCCGAAGTGGCTAGGCAGTACACTAACAACCTCATTGAACAATGAGCAAGACGGCTTCTTGCGACTTATCTGGAATGTGGTGTCCTTTGCCGATCATCCATATAAATAGGCATCTGAAGCATCTGGAGAAAGGGAGCCTGTTAGTGGCAAAGGTTACTGATCCCTTGGCAGCCTATGACGTGCCGGACTATTGTTCGGCAACCGGCAACAA